TCATCTAAAGCAATGTGCATTTTTCCAGCAGGATTTGTTTCATTTATACCTACGAAGCCATCAGATGTAATACGCATATGCTCTGCATAGCTTGAACTACCAGTTCTTTGAGAAAATGTAAAATCACCAGTATTATCACCAGTTCTTACATAATTTATAAATCCTTGAGAAGTAGCACCACTTGCAACTTGCAATCCTAAACTTGCAACATTATTAACACCACTACCATCAGAACCATTTGTATTTTGTATAATAGCAGATTCAAGTATTTCAGCCCCTCCGTTATACGCTGTACTTGAACTGTGTGCTGTATGAAGCGTTGCTCCTGGCCCTGTTGTGCCAATACCTACGTTGCCTCCATTAAAATATGAATCTCCTGCTGTGTGTAATGCAATCATATTAGTACCAGAATGGTTTTTCATACGAATATAGCCTTGATTTAAAGCATCGCCTGAAGACCCTGCTCTACCAATAGAAACAAGCTCATTAGTAGAAGATTTGACAAATAACCTTGCACCATCTGCTGTAACATTTACATCGCCTGCAAAAGTAGCATTTTCTGAACTGTCTATGGTAAGGGCAGTTGTATTTCCTACACCTAATTGTAAAGTGCCATTAAAATTATTGTAAATCTTTGAAGCATCACTACTATCTTGGAAAATCCTTAATCCATTAGAATCACCAGTAGAATTTTTGATTGTTAATACACCAGAACCCTGTGTAATTGCACCTGTTGTTGTAAGCGTAGTAAACGCACCTGTACTTGCTGAGTTACCACCGATAGGTGTACCATCAATAGTCCCAGAGTCAATGTCTACGTTATCCATGTCAACGCTATTAAAGTTTATAGCAGAACCTTCAATAGTACCATTGACTTGCAAATTTCCTTGCATTTCTACGTTTTTAGCAAATTCAATTCTTTCACTACTATTAGTAGTAGTAAACTTCATATAAAAATTTCCACCCTCTTTAATAGAAAGCGCAGTATCTACATTGTCAGGAATAGATATTTTATTCTTATCATCACCATTAGAATCTGTTAAATTTATATGAAAACCTTGAGTAGCTGATTCTTCTTCTAGGTTAGCTAATCGCAATGTACTTGATGAAGGAAATGAAACTTCAGTTTGTGATATTTGAAATGGACCAGCAGTTCCTTCTCCATCTGTAATATTAGCTAAAGACCCATCTATACCATGAGTATCATCATCTACTCTTAGTAATGATTTATAACTATCTTGTATTTTTTTATCTACTAAACCTGCCATAATTAAATCTCGTTATACACATAATCATTGTGTTCGTTAAATGTTAATGGAGTTTTATTCCATTTTCTAAAATAATATACAATTCTATAATTATATATTCTGTCAAATAGTAATTTTTGTGATAATATCATTTTAAGAACGTAACGTCTGATACATTTGTTGCTCCACCTGTAACAGTAGAATACCATCTATATACTTTAACTGGTATTATTTGTCCAGAAGCAACATTCCTAAATTCTAAAATTGTGCCTGCTCCACTAGCTCCAACACCAACTCTTAATGAACCACCAGTACCTACATAAACTCCATGGTAAGGAGCGCCTGCTAAATCAGAGCTGTCGCTAGCTGATGCAAGTGGTAATCCACCGTCAAATAAAAGAGTTTCTACAGCAGTTTTTATGCTAGCACTATTTTCTTCAGCAACTTCTAGTCTATTGTTAGCATCTACGCTAGCAGTTTCTGAGCCATCTGTTAGCTTAACATTACCTATAGTATTTGTACCTGCTGGTATGCTAGCAACTACATCTACTTGCATTTCACTACCGTCAATCGCATCATCAATTTTTTCTACAGCCGTCTTTATAGCGTTAGAATTAGTTTCTACAACATTTAAATTGTTAGAACCATCTACGTTTGCTATTTCATTACCGTCCGATATTTTTACAGAGCCAATAATATTAGAACCAGCAGGAATTGCGCTAGCTATATCAACATTACCTATATTGTTATCACCAGCAGGCAAGCTAGCAACAACGTCAACTTGCATTTCACTACCTGATATGGCGTTATCTATAAGCTCTACGGCTGTTTTAATAGCATTTGAGTTAGCTTCTGTTACATTTAAATCTCCTGCTGTAGCTTGTACAACTTCTAATCCAGAAGTACCTGTTGTATCTACAGTAATACTTGAACTTCCATCATCTATTGATAGAGTTGTACCACCATCATCTACTGTTATAGAGCCACCACCATCGACAATCGTTGTTGATGCACTTGACAGAACATCTACTTGGAGGTGTCCATCACTATCAACTAATGGTACATAGCTTGTACCACTACCAGCTTTATTGGTATTTCCAAAAATTAAAACACTATCATTAGCTTTATCAAGACTGACATCAATCGCAACATCTGAGCCTTCTGTGGTCAGAGTTACATTATCAATGTCTACTTTGAGGGCATCTTCGGCAGTATTAAGAACCTTATTTATAGCTTCTTTTACTGTATATTTTTGTATAGACATCTACACTATCCTTTTTTTTTACGTCAATAAACTTACCGTGCGATAGATTTCACATGGTCTATTTGACTGTATAATTTATGCATGCTAGCTTGTGCTAGCAAAGTTAAATCTTATTCTTCTTCAACATTCATTAAGCGCTTTGCAGTTTTTAAACCTTCACCCCTACCATAATCTCTTGTAATTTTTGATATAACTGTATATTTAGCCCAAAACTTTTTATCTTTAAATCCTTTTAAATTTTTAAATTGACTTATAAATTCTATCTCTTCTTTTTCCGTCATCCCCTCAGTAAGAACATGTCCTGCTAATCTATAAGCTCTCATGATAGGTTTATCGCTTTGTAATCTTTTATAAAATTTTTCGTTTATTTTTGAAATTTTTAATTCTGAAATTTCTTTGTAATAATTTGCAATAAATTTAAATTCTTCTTCTCCATATCTTTGAATTAAAGTTGTATTTGTCCAATTAATATAATCACTATACAATTCTTTTCTCTTTTTTTCTGTTTTAGCATTTTTGAATCTTATAAAAAATAAATCTACTTGCTCTTTATTTTGCTCTCTAATTAGATTTTTTTGTTTTGTTGCATTTTGTATTTCTTTATTTTCATACCAATCATAAGGTTCTACAGGTTTTATATGTTTATTAACAAGAGTATTAAGACCAGGAATAGCTTTAATTTTATTGCTAACATACTCATCCATATAATCTATTGTTTCTGGGTCTAAATTTTTTCGTAAATCAGAATAATTATTTTGTAAAGTATTCCAAAAAGGATTTCCTTTTGCTACTGTTCTATTTATTGAGTATTGAAGCCTTGCAGGACTCATGTCAATAGGAGCAATATTAGCAATATCTTTTATCCATAATTGCTCTGGCACTTTGCTTCTATTAGTTTCATCTTTAAGAGTAGGAACTATTTGTCCTTTATATATTTTTCTACCATACAAATCAGTATTTGCACCTAAAGCAAGAGCAACATGTACAATAGGTGCTAAACTTGAAAATTCTAAAGGAGAAAGGTTTTGTAAAGTATTTTCTAAAAATTCTGAATTATCAAAATAAAAAGGATTACCATGATATGAACTTTTTAATTTAGCATACGATGTTGAAACGATTTTTTGAATATTATCTTTAGGTATAAAAAGAGAAGTTGGAAATTTTTGACCATTATTATCTATATGTTTATATGATATAGGTATTACAAAATTATTGTACATATCATATGGTTTTATTCTTCTGTATATTTCACGTCCTTCTTCTGAACCATAATAATTTTCTTGAAGAAGATGCTCTATAGCAAATAATTGTGCAGTTTTTTGAGCTAATTGAACTTTGTTATTTTTAAATGCTTTAGCATATCCTCTTGTAGCTTGTATAGAAGTAGCAAAATATGGAATTACAGTATCCATAGACCTTCCGTATGAACCAGCTCTCGAAAAATCTAAATAAGACCTTGATAAAAAAGTAGCATCCTTTGGAGACATTCCGTTTAATAAAGCCCTTCTTCTTACTGCAAGCCTTGTAGTAACTTCTGATGCTTCTCCAGCAACGCCTAAAGTCCATTTTAATGCTTGCGCAACATCTTTTCCTAAAACTTTTAAACCTTTATCAAATCTAACGCTTTTTAAAAATCCAAATTCTCCATTTCTTGTTAACAGAGAAGTTGCTCCTCCCTCATTTATCCAATCACGATAATTTTTAGATGTTCCGTACAAACTTCCACGCACATAATCTGGAAACGATTTTGCAAAATCGTTAAGAAATTGTATTCCCCCAAAAGGCAAAAAATTATTATATAATTTATCTTGTGTTAAAAGTATATATTGAGCATCTCTAACTATATTTGTAACAGCAAATATAGGATTATAACCTGTAGCAGAAGCTTTCAAAACTTTAGTACCTGAAACCCAACCATAAAAACTTTTTTCTAATGGCAAAACTTTAGGGTCTTTTGTTACCCATCCTTCAGCAAAATTTTCTTCTAATGCTAATTTTTTAACAGAAGCATCTGTATCTCTATAAGAAATTTCAACATAACCTTTTTTTAATGGCTTCTTTTTTGTTATTTCATACCCTAATGCAAAATCAGTTCCTTCTGTTTCTTTAATTAAATTACTCAAAGATAAATTTGCATCATTTTTAAATTTTCTATTAACAGCAGAAGTAATTGACATTCTCATTAAACCTTCGCTATCGCTATATAAAGCTCCTTTATCACCTTCTTTTAATTCATAGCCATTATCGTAAGTAATTCTTCTTTTATCTTTTATTAAATACTCTTGCTTACCAGACATTTTATCAATGTATTGTTTTGGTTCATAATCTCTGGCTTTTAAATCGTCTGCTTCTTGCTTTGTTATTAAATTATTATCAAACAAATCATCGACCATTACTCTCATTTCAGCAAAATATAAATTAGCACTTTGTTTAATTTTTGCAAAAGAGTCATCTGACAATGGAGTTATAACTCTAAAATCTTTATCTAAATTTTTAGATGTTAAATATCTACCATCCTGTGCGTAATCATAATTTTTAATTCTTTTTAATTCTGCGTCTATTTCTTTTAATCTTTCTTCATTAGGAGAACTTTTTTTTTCTTCTGTTAAAGAAATTACTTTTTCATCTTGATATCTTTTTAAATCTCTTTCATTTCTTGCAATTATATAATTATCAAGAGCCTGTCTTTCTGTAGGATTTAAATTTCTATATATATCCCTATCTATTTGATTAAGTTTTATGTTAGCTTTTTCATTGTAACCACTAATAAGATTTTTATCTCTTCTTGCTTGATAAGCAAGTTTACCAAGCTCTGGGTCAGAACTTTTTTCAATTTTTTCTAAAAAAGAATCTGTAACAAAAGATATATCAACAAATTTTTTCCCTAATTCATTTTTAAAACTTTTTAATGTCTGAGAATTTTCTGCTTTTCTTGTTGAATTTGCTTCAGCATTACTTACCATAGCTTCAGCTAAATCTTTTTGACTTTTTGTTCTAGCTTTACCAGCATCAATCCAATCTTGAGGTCTTGAAGTTCCCATAATTGTAGTAAGTATTTTACTATCTAAAATTTCTGAACCAACACCGTTATAAACATTTTTTACATAACTAGCAAATTTTTTAGCATCTGGTTTAAATAGTCCAAATCCACCTTGCAAATTACTAACAAAAGCATCTTGTCCTATTATGTCAACATTTTTGGCAATTAAAGTAATAGATTTTTGTCTGCTTTTATTTAGTGATTCTATTTGTAAGGGAGTAGCTTGAATTTCACCTTCTTTAATTCTTAGTAAAGTTTGTTCTACTTCAGCTAAAGACTCAGATACTTTAGCTACTTCTTTTTGTGCAGTTTCAATTTGTCTTTCTTTAAATCCTTGAGATTTAACATTTGTATCTTTAGATAGAAATTGATTTATTTCAACTAAGTCTTTTGCTTTTTTACCAGTTACATTTTCAACAACGGTAGGTATTACTTGAGGATTTTCTTGAAAATGCCTTACCATAGCTTGTGTATTTTTATCATACTGTGCTATTTGTTCAGGAGTTTTGTCTATTAATTTTATAGCATTAGAAGAAATTGTTTGAGCTTTTTTCTTAGCTAAATTTAATGCTCCTTTAGATGCAACGTCTAATGTAATGTATGCTTTCGGATTTAAATACATTGCACTCATTATATACGGAACAGGGCTTTCTGCAAAATTCTTTTTAGCTTGCGCAACTTTTTCTGGTCCTATTCCTTCAATAGAAGCGTAAGGTAGGGGAACTGTTGCTAAAATAGCATCATTAATTATGTATGGAGTTTGTTTCCAACCCATAACTATATCTTCCCATAACTGTTCTCCACCTTTGCCTGAAATTGCAAATTCTCCTAATCTTTGTGCAAAATCTCCTAATCCAACAAAAGTTTCTTGCAAACTAGGTAAAAAATTATCTAAACCTCTTTTTAAACTACCTTCTGGAGCATTTGAACCTACAACTTGTCTATAAGCTTGCGCCCACGGAACTCCTTGTTTTTTTAAATCAGATATAGTTGGAGGAGCTTGTGTTAAATTAAATTCTCTACTTCCAGATTGAGATATTTCATTGATTTTTTTTTCAATTAAAGTAGGATTATTTGGGTTTATTTCATATAAAGGTCTTTCATCATTAACGTGTTTTGTTTTTTGAGGCAAATTATACTCATTTAAAACATTATAAAACTCTCTGCTTTTACCTATATATACTGTATCTTGATTTTCAAATTGTGATATAAAATTATTTACAACACCAGTAGATTCTGATATTGCAAATGGAGAAATTTCTTTTTGAAATCCTTTATAGTCTGTAATTACCTTATCATTATAATCAGTAACAACATTAACATCTCTTGTATTTTGAAGGCTCCCTAGTTCTCTTATCCTTGTTATATCAAATAAATTATTATTTTCTAAATCAGTTTCAAGAATATTTTTACCATCTTGCAATCTCAATGTTTCGTCAATAACTGCTTGCGTGACATCATTTTGTTTTCGTGTAATTGTTTTAGATATATCTTCAGTTTCCCAGTAAGGAGTTAATGCTTTAACATATCTGTCTTTTATTTGATTTTGTTCTTTTGTAATTAATTGATTTGGTAATAATCCCATGCTATATATGCTAGCAAACTTTTCTATATCTCCTTCAGATGTATTGTATATATTTTTAATTACATCCATAGTTGCATTATCTCCATCTTTTTTATTAGGAAATTGAGCAGTATATAGTTCTCTATTATCTGGATTAATTTTTTCAGGAAGCTTTGGTCCTCTTACAGCGTTATATTTTTGTGCTAGCTCATTAGTGTGAAAAACATTGCCTATATTATTAGTTTCAGCAGTTTTACCCTTTTCTCCTTTCCATTCTAACTTACCAATTACATCTTTTATAGATGTAAAGTCTGGAGATTTTTCTTCTTTAAAAGAACTTGCCCAATCAACTTTATTTTTTACTTTTTCAACTGCCGAATCTATAAAAGGTTCTTTTTTTAAAAAAGATTTAGACCAATCAACATTACTCATCTAAAACTCTTTTTGGTAAATTAGGATATTGAAATATACTAGAAGATTGAGTATTTAATGTTTGTGTATTAGTAGACTCTGATTGAGTTGTTGCAAGTGAATTTTTTAACGCTTGAATCATTTGCTCAAAAGAATTTTGTTGTTTTGGGTCTTTCATTTCAATTTTATATGCAGTTCTTAAATTACTGGATTCTGGTGTTTGCAAATACTCATACATTAATTCTTGCGCACCTTTTACTGGCATTATTCCATTCATAGGCATGCCTGTCTTGTCTACTATATTAAGATATTTTTTAACCTTTTCTTTTGTTATTCCTGCATTTTCAAAAGTTCCATTATCATACATATTTTGTATATCTTTTTCTGTAAAATATGCTTCTGTTTTTTCAAAATCTGGTTCTTTTTCTGTAGATGAAATAATATTTATATCATTAAATGTATAAGTATTAGATATGCGTGCAGGAACTTTTTTAAAAGCGTAATTTAAAGTAGGAGAACTACCTTTTAATACAGAATTTTCAGCATTTGTAATAGTCTGTTCTTCTTCTTCTTTTGTTAATAGTTCTTTTGTTTCTTGTTCTTTAGCTTTTCTTTCTCTTGTAAATCTTTCTTCTAATCCTTTTAAACTGCTAGTTCTTCGTTCTTCTTCTTCTTTAACAAATTGTTGTACAGATTTATCTGTAATACCAAATTTTTTCATTTGACTTTCAGCTTCAGCATATTGCTCTAATGTATCACGAGCTTTAAACTCTCTTAATATTTCAGAAGGTTTAATTTCTGTAATTTCATTTCTACGTGCTTTTTCATTTTTAACAATATCTTTTATAGCATCAAATCTTTGCTGTTCTGACTCACGTAATGATGAGCTAACTTGACCTGAAGTCTTTTCAATATATTCTGATAATAACTGAGAAGTTGTTGACATTATGAATACCTCGCACTTTGAGCATCTAGCCCTACTATTTGAGCTAATAAACCTTGTCTAGTACTTTCTGCCGAACCAGTAATATTAGCAAATTCTTTTTCTAATCTTAAATCTTCATTTCTTAAAGATAAATCTAGCTTTGAACTAGCTCCTTCTCTTTCTTTATTTAATAATTCCATCGCAGTTCCAGATTGAGCTAAGTCTTGTGTTCCTAATACAAAATCAGATTTTCTTCCTATATCTTCTGACGCATTTAAAAAATTTAAAAATGTATCTTCTTTTTTAACATCAGAACCTTCTAATGCTATTTCTAATTCAATGCCTTCTGCTTGACCTACATCGTTTATAGCAGAACGTAAAAGTTGTTGTTGACTATCTATACCACTTTTCACTCTTCTATTTATATCTCGACCTTTAAAAAACCCAAATATACTAGAACCTACATCAAAAGCTAGCTTACCAGCCGTTAAAATTGGTAATGCTGGATTATATTCTTTTAATCCTGTTTCTGGATTTATAGTACCAGAACCATATTCTTTTACTACTTCTTCAGCATCTAATCCATATTTATCTAATATACTAGCTTCATCTTTATTAACATGAGCTAGCTCTCCATCAACGTATCGTAGCTCTGTATCACCATATCTGCCTTTTGTTTTTAAATGATTATATAAATCTGTCATTTTCTTAACCTTCCAAATATTCCACGTCTTTCTTGTTTTGTACCTAGTATATTATCAACATCAATACCCATTGAGCGATAATTTTGCAATGTCATATCAGTTTGCTGTGTTAATTCTTGAAATGGAGTTGACTCTATTAATTGTTCTCTTTCTCCTCCTATTAAAACTCTACCTAGCTGTTCCTCTGTGCTTTCTATAGTTTCTAAATAAGATTCCATAGTTCCACCAAATTTATCACTAATATCTGTTTTAACATCTTTAAATGAATTAGTATTTACATCAAAAAATGTATCTTCACCTATAGACTTAGCTTCTTCTCCTCTTAATACAGCTTCTCCAGCTTGCTCTTGATTAGTTAAAAAAGACATTAAACTACCTTCAAACCCACCTCTTTTTGCAGTTTTAAACTGTTCATTAGTTTTTGCTATGTCAATACCTGCTCCCAATACAGAGCTTATTGCCCCTGTTACTCCTGCGATTTCTCTTTTTTCTATATCTGCTTCTATCATAGCTCTTCTAGTAAACATATTAGCCATACGACTAGCACCGTATGCTTGACCTCTAAGTTTTCCTAATTTTCTTGCTCTTGTCGACATATTATGTACCCATTGGTGTTAATGTTGTTTGATATAATTGATTACCAACACGGATAAATTGTATCACGTTTGCTCCAACTTTTCTAAAAACAGGAACACCATCTTGCAATTCAGACAAGGTTGGTTGACCTAAATCAACAAACTGTCGTTCTTGACGTTGTGCTATTGATAGTCGTTCTTCTCTATTCTTAGGCATTATCGTGGACTTTTTTCCCTGTAAATTATGGAAATATCACTTAAAATAAAATTACTATCTGTACTACCTGAAAGTTTTACTTGAAATGAGTTTATGTTACGTGCTTCAGAGGACGTGTTGGGTTTTAATTCTAATGTGCTAAAATCTGATTGATTACTTAATTTTGGATATACTATAATATTATCCCAAATAGTAGTATCTCCATTATCTTGAACGCCACTACCTTCATATAATATTAAAAAAGTAGTAGTACCAGTTGCTGTAAAAGTAAAATTAAATTTAGTATCTGATGTCATAGCACTTTGCGAACCTAAAACACCAGAGCCAAGCGAACCAGATGTTCCTACTTGAACTAATCCTTGGTCAGCAGTACCTTTAACAAAATTACCACTAACATTATAAATAACACCAGATTCTGTTGTCATTGTATAAACAGCTTTTGCATTAGATGAACCACCAGAAGTAATTACTAATTGATTAGAACCGTTTACACTAAGTGTAGCTGTTCCATCTGCATTCCACCCTACAGTATTGCTATCGAAATTTCCATTGTCTACAAGATTTGATGTTAAAAGAACTTTATCTAAACTACTGCCACCATTTACATCAAAGAAAACATCAGGTGTATTTCCACTAGCGCATTTATATGATAAAGATACTTTACGTACATGTTTTTTTGTAGCAGGATTTCCAAAGTCAAAGTCTTTTGTATTTAAAGTTATTGTTTGATTTTGCGAAACATTATCCCATTTTCTTATTAGAGCTGACGTTGTATTGCTAGCACCTTTATCTAAAACTATTAATTCTTGGTCTTTGTCTATTGCAAAGTTTGTAGACACATGGCTAGTTCCTGAATCTCCTTTTGTCCAGCTTCTAGTTGGTATGTGATATAAATACATATCATCAGTAGTGTTTGTTGAGTCCATAACAATAATAACTCTATTTTTTGGAGAATAACCTACTGTAGTTGTACTGTTTACAAATGCTTGCCATGTAGAGTCTTTAATAAGCTTACCGTTACGCTCTTCTAAAAGATTTATAACATTTCTACCGTCGTATAAAAAACATCCATTTTCATTTACCCATGCTATACCAAAATCAGTTTTAGTAACAGCATAAGGACCAGCACAACCTTTACCAATAAATGTATCTTCTAAAAACTCAAACTCCTTTGAAATGTTTATAAGATGCATTTTTTTATTTTTAAACTGCAATATTCTATCTGCATACTCTTGTAATGCTGTAATATCATCTCCATCATTTACCGTTACATCTACAAAGTCAGTAGTAGAAAATTGAGAAAACTTATTAACTCTTGATTTAAGCATTCTGTCGCTATACAATCTTGTTGTGTTTCCATCGTTATACTTAACATTCCCTAAATAAACTTTTCTGTTAGCTACGCAAGATGTTTTATATCTTATACCAGTAGCTAAATTATTGGGAGAAACCCCATTTAATATTTCATAAGTTACATGCGCTAAGTCACTAGGGTTTGTAAACGGACCTATATCTATTAATGAATCAAAAGTTGAAGCACTAATTGTAGCGTCATCTACTGGTTCTTCGAAATCTTGAGAATAGTAAGAGCTAGTGCCAACTTTGTATCCTTTTTCAAAATCTATATCTACTACTAAATGATGTGAATTAGAATATATATTATCTGTTTGATTCCAATATATTCGCATACCTTTATATTGATTACTTATATCTGTATCTAATACACCATGATTACTTTGATGCAATAACCATATTTTAAACGCTAATTGACGATTTGAATCTGTAGTAAAACTACTATAACTGTACTCTTTTAATTTTGTTTCAGAACCATCTCTTAAAACGTAAGAATAATAAAGTTTAAAATTAGTACTTGTTATATCCCAAGTTCCTGTATGGTCAGCATCTAATCTTACAATAGCATGTTGAGTTGAAGAATTTACTGTTGGGTTTGCTTCAAATTTTACCTCTGCGTTTTGAGATGGAGCAGATAAACTATTTGAATAGTCTGTCCATGCAGTTATGTTTCTTGTTCCGTTAGTAGCTTCAGTATATGGATGATAGCTAGCTTTTATATACTCTCTAATAGTAGGAACATTAGAGTTAGCAAATACAGTATCAGTAGCATATAATCTGCCATCTACATTGTGAAATATTATTTTAGCATTCGAACCTGCACCTAAATCCATAACTCCTGTAAATGCTTGTGAATTATCACTTTGGTCTATTATTTGCATGCCTTGATTTATAGTTGGGCTAGCAACAACTATAACAGGAAATGGTTCTACATTACCAGATTCATCAAAGTCAGTAGAATATGTATGCAAGTTGTAACCTGATATTGTATCAAAATCTGATATTACGCTAGCACTTATAAAAGAAGAAAATGTTCCCATAGTTCTAATTTGACCACGCTCATCAACCATTAAGTTGTTAATATCAGCTACTTCGTCAGGGTCAATATCTCTAGCTAAAGAGTTATTGTTTAAACCTCCATCAAACTTATCTATTTTAAAGACTTTTTTGGGCATTAATTTTCAATCAATACTTGTAAGGATTCTTTGTATTTTGTATCAAATCTTACATACTGGTCTTGATACCAGCTATACTCTCTTACATATCTATCAACTTGTTGTGAATAATTCTGTATATCTGCTGAATAAGTACTTATTTTTTCTTGAACTTTAGCTGAGTAGTTTTGAGTGCTAGCTTTAAAGTTTTCTACTTCTAGTTGATAGTCTTGTATCGAAGCTTCTAGTGTTCTTACAGCATTTTGAATTGAAACATTGGTAGCTTCTCTCATTTTAGCTATGCTAGCTCCTGTAGATTCACGCATTTTAGCTATACTAGCATTTGTTGATGCTTGCATTTTAGAAATACTAGCACCAGTAGATTCTCTCATTTTTGCTACCGAGGCATTTGTTTTACTAGATATGCTAGCTTGTTCTATATCACCATCTATTCTCGCATTTGTTACGTTAGCTTCAGTAGCAAGTCTTGCGTTAAGAAAAGCTTCTTCATGTGCATTTTTTGCATTTTCTATGCTAGCACGCATTGCATTTTGTGCATCTGTTACTTCTGCATTAAATGCAGTTATATAACTTCTAATCTTTTCCATTTGTAACTGTGCTAACTCTGCATCTTCTTCATTTTCAATAAACTCTGCTGTAATATCCCACCATTTGTCGTAATCAATTTGGTCAGCATCAGTATTTACAGTTCCGTCTGTCATTGATAAAAGGGTTTTATCTCCAGCGCTACCCTCTATAGTTGGTGAACCATAGCTTACACTTGAACTTTCTGAAGATGTGGTAGCACCTGCATTTGAAGTAGTTGCTGTTGTTATACTTTCACCAGTATATCCATCTACGGCAGTTGTTATTGCGTCTACAGCACCAGCTATTGCATCTTGAGCAGTTGCTACATCATTTGTTAATGATGCATTTTGATATGATATTGTTGGTGCGTTAGGGGCATTTGGTGCATTTATACCACTAAAACTTACAGTAGGTGTAGATGGCAAAGAAGTTTTTACTCTTGCCATTAAATACTGAACTGCTTTTGCAGTAGCACCTAATACAATTACATCTTCTATAGAATCTGGTAGATTGTCGCTAG